ATCAAGACCCATTGCTTTTACTTTGCCTGGCTTCCCATCTACATCACGTCTTGTACCTTCATCATCATACACAAGAATTGCATAACGTTTTTTTGTAATAAACAATCCGCTTTCGCCTACAATCTCTCTACCTGCCGCGATAACATCTGATCTGCTTTTCGGACAATGGAAAGTATCTAACATAAACTTACCAAATGATTTGTTTGCTTCATCACAAACTTGTTCATATAGTTGTACTACACTTTCTTTAGTCCAAGGAATACTACCTTTTTCTATTTCATCTTTTAGTATTGGATATGCACTAAAGTACACAGAGTCTGTGTCTCCGTAAATTATACTCTTACCTACGTAATTGTATTCACCTGTAATAACTTTGTTTACTTCTGCACTCATGTGCTTAACAATTTGTCTACCAGTTAGTGTTGTACTTTGACCAATACGTCCATCAAAGAATCTACAACCAGGATTAAGAATAGCACCATACAAACTATTTAGGTTAATCTTCTTAACAAGTTGTCGCTTATCCCAAAACTCTATTTCTGCTTTGTTTTCTGCGGCCAATGCCTTCTTCTTCATAGCCTGCATTTCTTTACGTTCACTGTACCAACGTTTTAGTAGTCCAGGAATAACACCTTCAAATTCTGTTGTAAAGATTGTACCGTTAGCACTGATCATCCAAGGTTTGTTGCTATTGAAAATAACATCATGTATTTGTGCACCACTCATTACATCTGACTCACCATTCTCCCAGTCAACTGTAATACTGATGTCTCTACGTTTTTCCATGACAGCATCAAACTCAATAGTACCGAATCTACCTTCCCATGCCGCGGCAAAACTCTTTTTCTTTAGGCCCATTTGTTCACCAACATATTTGTTAGTGTGTTCAGGACGAAGTTGTCCTACAACAGTTGCAGGATCCATATTCAAACTTCTAATAACAGATGGATACAGTGAATTCAAATCCATTGATCCAATCCATTCATGTACGCCTACTTTAGGATATGCAACATAGGCACCCGCCGCTGGTTCTGATCCAGGCTCACGTTTTATTCTATTAGGAACTTGTTGTCCACGTCTATGTGCTTCGTTGATAATTGCTTGTTCTGTAACTGCGACAGCACCCATAGTGGTCTGTAGCAAAACAGTATTTGCATGAGCAAGTTCGTTACTAAGATCAATGAACCTTAGTTTTTTGTCCAACTTGTCCAGTAGTGCAACGTCTTGTCTGTTGTACTCAATGAACGTTCTGAAGTCATTGTTATAAAGGGCGTCAAGTGTACCTTCATACACAGTTTTCTTTTCGCCAACTTCCATTTCACCAATGGCATCAAGTCTGTAAGTGTGTCTTTCTTCATACGTATATTTACGATATAATTCCAAACTATCTAAATGCACTCTACCTATTAGGTCATAGGTTTCTTGTTGCCTACCAAACTTTTCATATTCTCTTTTCTTAGGAAATTGATCAAACAAACAAAAACGTCTTGTGTCATCTTTGCTTAATACTTTTGCTACACGGTTAACAGTATATGGAATATCATAACCTTCACTGTTCCAACCTGTAATAATATCACTGTCTTGTATTAGATCAAGGAATGTTTTTAACATATCTCTTTCATCTGCAAACAAGTGTGTGTTAGGGAATTCTTTACATTGTTCTTGTGCTTGTTCCATTGTAAGTGACTTAGGCGGTACTGCAAGTGTTACAAGTGTATCAAGCCACTGTAGGTGTACGGAAATAGCAGTAATAGGCATAAACGGATCACTTGGATCAGCAAAGCCTCTCTCTGGATCATAGTCTGTCTCAATATCAAAAAATGCTACGTTTAGTTTAGGAGCATCTTGATTAAGATAGTTTTCACTCAAACATTGGAAAATAGGATTAATATCGCTCTCAAACAATTTCTTGTTTTTATTAATTGCTTGTTCTTTACGAAAGTCTTTTGTATTCTTGGATACGATTCTACTTAATGGATCACCGTAAATACTTCTGTACTTACCTTTTTGATCTTCATAATAGAAAGTATATTTTACAGGGTATTCAGCAAACTGACGTTTGCCGTCTTTTCGTTCTACAACACGAATAATATCTGCGTTGCGATCAAAGTGTGCGTCTACATAACTCATTCATTCTCCTCTTGTCCTTTGCGGCGGACATATACCAATTGTTTCGTTTATTGGCCGAAAAAACCATCTTGTATAAGACCTGCAATATATATTATTGTAAGTCCTGCGTTTAAAATAATCAACGACTTTTCTTTCCAAAGTACTCCAACGATTACCCAAATACCATTTGCAACGGTAAATGCGTAACTATACCAAGGATACATATTGAAAGCGGCCATTGTAGCGGCTATCAATAATACTGTTGTCCCTGTCCATGCTAACCATTGATATGGTTTAACCTGTATATCGTTTGTTTCTAAAGTACTCATCTGCGTTTTGTGCCTTGTCATCTATCCAAATATCGTAGTGTGGTTTGTGGAATCTAACACTTGTATATTCTACTCCCCACTCTTCTAATTGCCTAACTGTAAACTGTGACCAATCTTTGTGCGAGTTTGCACCCCGAGCAGTCCAATAGTGTACCTCATTGCCTTGTGCCAAAAGTTCATTAAAATACTTAATTCGCTCTTTATTGGGAACACTATTTTCATAATTACTGCTAACAGTATAACATATAGTCCCGTCGATGTCAACCATATATTTCAATATTTTGACTCCTTAGGTTCTTCAAAAAAGTGTTTATCACCCATTGCTTCTCGTATCTTTCTGAATATCATATTATGCGGATATGTTTTATAATAATCCGTTTGGTATAGTTTTTCGCTTGCCTTTTTAGTTTCTGTAATCTTTTGTATAATGAATAGCCTAATTGTTGGATCGTTTAGTTCATTTTTATAATGATCATAATTATATTCAATAAACAACAGATCCCTGTCTATAAAATATTGTGTTTTACACAAACCAATTAAATCTTGGCCTTCATTTCTATCTTGAACGCCATGTAATACAATTAACAATCCGTGTAAGTTATCTTCATAAGGAAAGTTAATCATGTGTTTCATGATATCCATATATTGGTCTGTGTGAATTACTGGTACTTTCGAACTGTATGCCCAAGGGCATCTTGCTACTGAGCCATCTGTTGGCTGAGATAATTCTTTAAGGTGTATCTCTAACCAATCATCAATTCGTTTTTTATCTTCTTCTAATACCATTAGTACCAACCTGCGGCTACTCCGTATCCAAAGACATTAACACATACGAACCAACCTGTTATTAACATTACCCAAGCGGCACCTCTACGATAAGATGCGTAACATTGTGTTGTACTACCAACAAAAAATGCAGGGTAAACTAATAGCATATTAGGTTCTTTGGCTGTTATTGCCAGTGTCATACTTGCACCGACTGTAAAAATAAAACTGACAAGTTCAAATGCAAATGCAATCTTATCAGATTTATAACTGTTAATCCAAAAGTCTTTTATTTTTTGCACTACTTGTCTTTTCCGACTGTGACAACAAGTGTTTCAAGATCATCAAATTCATCAGCAACTTTATGCCAATCTTGTTTGTGTGCAATCTTAATTGCCTTGTTGATCAGTGCAGGCTTAATGTCTAATTCTTGAGCAACTGCTTTTACAGTTTCTCTTAGACCTTCTTGTAAGTCTTCAACTTCTCTAAGAACAGTAGCACCTTCATTTACCAATCTTTCAAGTTTGGCTTTTTCGTCACCACCGTAAGTTCTGTCTGACATAAATCATCTCCTAAGTTTAAATTTGTGTTTATATTATATATTCGTTAGATACAGAAGTCAACTGTTAATGTGACTACGTATCCAAAGTTTCGTCTTTTGATTTGTATGCCCAATCGTCAGTGTGTCCTACTGACCATTTTGGTGTGTTTTCAACTGTGTAGTTTTGAGTACACACTTTGAAGTCTGGTGTTAGTCTGTTTGGATTTACAAGGCTTTGGTCTGTGAATACAGTTCTATTATTTGGTTGTGCGGCGAACTGTCCGTTGTCTAATTTAATAACATTAAACGTTTTATGCTCTGGGTCGTGTTCGCTAAAATTAACATCAAGTGTTGAGTGTTGTGCATGACAAGTATCAAGTGTAAACATATATTCGCCTTTGTGCATCTTTCTGTCCTTGCCAAAAAACTCACAATCGCATAGTAAAGGTTTTTTAATTAGTGTAATATCGTAATCAAAGCAATCCCATATCTGTAATGTGTCTAAAGGAAGTTGATCTTTTGGATCGAAATCTTCTTTCCACACAAATGCTGAGATAGGAAGTTTGTCATACAATGCTCCATACTCTGTTAGCAGTGTTTCAAAATATAATGCTTTGGATTGAATGCTTCTTATTGAGATCCATACACCTGGAGTAAGTTCTCCGTGGCCCTTCTGGTGATCATATAGATACTCTTTTTTAACATATACTTCTACAGGTGGTAGGTTATGTACTAAGAAAGCCATATGGATCCTCTGTTAAATTTGTTACTGAGTATTTATGTGAAAGTGTTAGAGTGGAAGGTAGTTAAGTGAACTACATCTTAACGCAGTTGTCCACAGTCTTGCCGCCCTTTTTCTTTGTACCCATACGTTTATAGCCTTTCCAACATGCTTTGCCGTCAACGCCTTTTTGCTTTTCGTATACATACTCGGACTTCTCTGCTTCTAATTTATCTGCTAAAGATTCTTTGTAAGAAGTTTCAGTTTTCTTTTTCTTGCTACCACGATCATGATTATATTTTTCAGTAGTTTGAACATCTTCTTTTTTCTTCTTGCTACCGCGATCGTGATTGTATTTTTCTGCAACTTGAACTTCGTCGAATTTTTGCTCGTAGTCCATATGGTGATAAACTGAACTCATATAGTCTGCGGCTTTAGTAATTTTTGATTGCACCCAACCTTCAAGACCTTCACGCTCTTCAACGCCTTTAAGCATCTCATGCATCTTGATTGCGTACTTGGCAACTTTGTACAGTTCTGCACGTGCCATTTGTACTTCGTGATCTGACTCAGCCTTGTATGCTAAATCTGCTAATCCTTCTTTAAGTTGTTTTGCTTTCATAATAGTATTTACCTTTTAACTGTTGCTCCGCCCATCAAATTATCTTTGATATCAAGAGCGTTCTCTGCTGTACCGTCTGCCTTTTTCTTTTGTGGTGCTTTAGGTAATCCTTTTGAGTCTTTAGGTCTTTGACCTTTTGCTTGAGCAGGGTTGGCTACTGATGCAATATTACCAGCGGAAGTTGCTCCTGCTGTTGCAAATTCGTTAATACCTGCAAGTTTTTTAAGTTCTTGTGAATATGCTGTTTGTGGAGTAACTGCTTTGGAAACTATACCTGCAAGTTGCTTAATAGCATCTACTTCAGCATCTTCCTTGTATCCTTTTTCTTTTCCTTCTTTATCTAACTCGTACTTCTTTTTCATTAACTCTTTTTTAAGTTCGTCGTCTTTGTGCGTGTTAGGATCCATTTGAATATCTTGTAGTGCTTTTTTCTTTTCTTGATAATCATCTTTATTTTTAGCCATATCCTCTTGTGCAACATCTTCTGTAGCACCTTTTTCTGCTTGTTTAACAAGCATCATAAATTTTTGTCTTAGTTGTTGATTACTTAAGATAGTAGTTAACTGTTTTGCAAATGGAGCAATCTGTTTAGAAAGTGCACCTGTCATTGCGCCACCTGATGCAAGTTTATCTAAACCCTTTGCCATCATTGCGCCTGATCCGCCTTTTGCTCCCATAGCGTTTGCCGCCATCTTAGAACCTTGGGCCGCTTTAGATTGTTTCTTCATATCTATCTTTGCCCCAGAACTTGTTGGTACTCCTGCTGGAGGAGTTGCCGCTTGTTTAACAGCACCAGCCGCCTTTGTTGCAGGCTCTTGCTGTTGTGCTAAAGGGTTCTCAGTTACTATTTTTGATTCTGTAATTTCTCTCAGTTTCATACTACTATTTACCTTTTTTCTTTCGTCCACCCTTCATGTTGGCGCACCAATGATACATTTTAGCCTTCTCTCCAGATGCGTTTTTAGCCTTCTTACGCAATGATGTTACACTACCATTGCAACTTGCACCCGCTTTTTTAACCCTTCCAGGCCTACTTTTGCCCTTCTTTTTGCCATCAGCAAAATTTTCAACTATTTCTAATACTCTCATCTTTTGATTAAACTTTTATCTTTTTTCTTTAAAAATGCTTTGTCTGGACTATTCTTTTTAATAAAGTCGTTTGCTTGTACTTCAACACCAGCAAGTCTGGCATTTATTGCATCAATTTTTGGTTCAAGTTCTTTAAATTTTTTTAGTACTGTTTTAAGTTTATCGTTTTGTTCATCATCTACTTTATCGTTATCTTGATCAGTATCAACAACTGATTTAAGTAATGCATCTAAAGGATCACTTGCATGTGGATACTTTGCTCTTAGATCTGCTAACGCCTGCATTGTTTCAGGATCAAACCCCTTAATTACTTCACCGTCTTTGTCATTTCCTTTGCTTAATCTTTTCTCATGTAAGTTTTGTACATAGTCATCAACCATAACAACACGAGCCATTTCTTTACCTTGTGTAGCAAGAGCATCGTATCTATGATGTCCGTTTACTATTCTGCCTCTACGATCTACTACGATTGGTTCGTATGTATCTTCACGTACTTTTTTGTATTGCTTTATAAGTTTTTTAAAATCTCTATCTTTTTGTACAGGTTTCATGTTTGCAAGTTTCATTACACCTTGCTTACCATCTACATCTTTACCTTTGATTTGTGGTGGTGCTTCTCCGTCTGTAGGCTCTGGGTCAAAGTTATGATCCTGATATCCACTTGTGTCACCTACCTTGTATCCTAAACGTTTTAGGTTTTTAATCATGTGTTTTGCTTCTTTTTCTCCACCAAAGAAGTTTAAGTAAATGTCTTGGTCACCCATGTTAGCATCATCTGGTTCAGTAGTTTTTATGTTAGCCATGTTACGACCTAATTTCATAAAGTCATAATCTGTAGCGTCTGAATCTACTGATACACTGTTCTTTGGTAACGGAATAAGATCACCTTCGTTTGTATCTTTGTCTAAATTCTTTTTTAATTTGTCTATTGGACTTTGTGGTATGTCAGCATCTGGATTATTAGGTAATTTAACATCAACTTGTATACCTAAGTTGTTAAACAAACCTTTTGCATTGTTAACACTTGTTAATGCTTTTTGCATAAGTTTTTGTTCATCTTTAGCACGTTTCTCATAGAAGTTAATAAACTTACGTGCTTGGTCAGGTGTAAGACTAACTGTTCCGCCTGTACTTGCACCGCCAGTGTCTTTGTAACTTAATGGAAAAGGTTTTCCATCTTTACGATCAGCAATGTTATAGATTACATCAAGTTTTGGTCTTTGTTGTTGTACAATTAACTCTGAAACTTGTTCTTCATCTACAGGCTTATTCATGTGTGCTTTTAATTCTTTAGCAGTTCTTTCAAACTTATGATCCTTGTGTTTAAATCCAACACCACCTGCCGCTTCCCATTTTGCAACATTTTGTCCAAAGTCATCAATTAGTATGTTAGGTGTACCACCTGTTGAAGTAGCATACTTGGCTTTGTCTGTTGTAATAATAACTTTCTTAGGAGGAAATGCAGTTAAGTTCTTTTTAATCCATTCACGCTTGTGCGGTTCTGCTCTTGGATCATCTGCAAGAGGAGCACTTAAAATATTGTACTCGCCTCTAATTTCTTTTACTAATCCTAACAGTTTATCTGCGTTAGGTGTAGGCTTTAGTTTAAGCCAAAAATCTTCTGTATCTCTAATGTCTTGTAATGCTTTGCCAACGTTTTTAATTTGTTTCCAATCTTTAACGCCTTGCATTTTAGTCCACTCGCCAAAGAAGTCAACAAGCACACCGTCCATGTCAATGTATATTTCACTTGCTTCTGATAATTCATCTGCTTGTAATTCGTGTACTTGACCTTCCTTTGCCATCTTAGTTGCTGTTGCATACATAACTGCTTCAGCATCTTTGCCGTAACGGTCTTTAAAGTCGCCTTTAGACTTCTTCATACCTTTTACATATTTTTCTTTTTTCTTTTCTTCGCCTTTGGTTAATGAACGTTCTTCAACACTTTCAGCCATTCCTAAGTTAAACAGTACGTTTGTTTTAGAACCTTTTACTTTTTTAGATAGTGTAGGTGGACGACCGTCCTTGTCTACTTTGTTTCCAAACTTGGCCGCTTGTTTCTTTATAGCATCAACGCCAACATCGGGTGTAGTGTTAACACCTTTTACAACACGACCACCATGTTCTTTTATATGATAAAATCTCATATTACTTTTTACGTCCTCTAAATGTTGGTGTACCTGTCATAAAAGGTTGACTAAACCAAAGTTTAAACCATTCAGCATCACCAGGCTTTAATCCTAATTTCTTTTCTTTTGCTTTTAGTGCCGTAGCAGTAACACTTGGGTTCTCATCAAGTTTGTATGGCTTATAACCATTCCACTCATTTACACCTGCAAGTTTTTTAAGTTCGTCTATGCTGTCGTACATTATGCCGCCGCCTTAAGTTCTGCTTTTAATTCTTTTTCTAATTCACTAATATAATTGTTATCAGGTTTAAAGTTTTTAATTACCTGAGTCATTTCTTTTCTGGACTTACCTTCTTTTTCTGCTTTAGTTAATTCATCGTATAATTTTTTACCACCGTATAATGCTATAGCAACACCAACTGCTGGTAAACCGTATTTTAATAATCCTTTTACAATAGGATGATCAATAATTTCTTGTACAAATTCTATTGCATCTGATATCCAACTTATACCTTTCCATGCAACTAATGAAAAACTAATTAGCCATTTATTGTTCCATAAAAACTTACCAAGTGTTAGTGCATGTTTACCATATCTTAATGCGTTCATGATTGCCGGTAAAGCAAATTCATCTACTTGTTCTTCTTTTTTACTGCCAAGTATTCCTTGTAATTTTTCAAACATTTTTTTAGCATATGGTTTAGCCGCGTCTGAAACATTATCTTCAAACGTTTCAAAGTCGCCGTCCATTGCCGCTTGTCTTAATTTTGTTGCACTTGCACCACTGGCATCATCTGCATCAGCATCACGTGAAAGTTTCTTTTGATTTATACTTGCAAACTCAAAGAAACCATGTGCGGCTTCTGTGCCGTTATACTTTTCTAACAATGGGCGTAATTTATCTTCGCCTTCAAATATTGTTATGTCAGTATAACCTTTGTTGTGTAAATCTACAGCAACAGGAAAAACATTTTTTGCAAGTGCTATATTAATATCTGGAAAACTTTTTTGTGCCCAATCTAATTTTTCTTGTGGACTTAAAGGATCTGTAGGTAGTTTTGCGGCTCTGTCTGTTAAAAATAAAAATGCATCACCAGGACCTTGTTTGATAGCCTCTACAAGAAGACCATGTCCTCTGTGTGCGGGATTCATTCTGCCTAATGCAAAACTTGCTTCTTTTCCCGGGCCTTCAAAAAGTTCCCTTAAAAACATTAGTACTCGCCTTCTTTGAAATGATTTACTTCTTCCTCGTAAATTCTTTGTGCGATTTCTTTTCTCTCGTCCATTGGTACAAGATCGTTTTCTTCATATGGTAAGTCGTATTTTTTAGTATAACCACTAACAGCCTTGTCAATCATAGGCATTAATAATTTCATGCTCTTATCTTTGTCGCCGTTGTTGTAACAGTTTTGACAACCACACATTGTTGGATAGTATTCTTTTCTATAAAACATTGGGTCATCTCTCATGAATACAATTAAGTCTGTAGGCACATCATAAGATGGTTTGTCGTATTTGTTTGCACCAATTGATAAATCGTCTAAGTTCATATTACCACTTCCTACATGACCAATAACGTGCTTTTGTTCTTGGTCCTGGATTATCACAATTATGTCTTGCTCTAAAACTCTTACGTGCTTTAGGATTATTTTTTCTAATACGCATTGATTTTCCTTTTACACTGCTACCGCCGTGTCCAAAGTTTACCTTTTTAACGTTTCCTGTTTTAGGATCTTTTACGTATACTTTAAACTTCTTAACATCTCCTGCCATAGGCTTACCAAGTTTGACTTTACGTCCTTGGTATTCTGCTTCGTCAATTGGATCGTCATCATCGTTCCACCACATCTCACCGTATGCTTCGTAGAAGTCATCATCGTCATCATATGTTTCGTCAAGACTTGTATCAGTAGATGCACCAGAAAGTTGTTTTATTCTATTAAGTTCTACACTATCA